CTGAGTCATGACACCTCCATATAGATGAATTCTATCAGCACCGACTCCTGTTGTCAATGCCGTCTATAGCTTACTCGAAACGAGCGTAGGGTTCAAGGCTCTTCGGAATGTCAACCATGTAGCCCCATGTCACCAGCCGCTTGAGCTGGTCAGGATTGGCCATCAGATACTCGTCCCGCACGAAGGTCTTGAAGTCCGACCAGTCCTTCGTCAGGGCCGCGAAGATGGTCAGCGCGTACTGCTGGGCCTGCTCGCGGGAGAGCGTCTCATTCTTGAACCGCTCGCGTAGGCCAGTGGGTGTACGCTGTCCGGTCAACTGGTCTGTGAGCCCGCGTAGCATCGTACTGCGGTAGTCCTCGTAGCTCGCATACTTTGCGGCAGCCCCGAGGCCGAAGTGCCCCAGCGCGTCCTTTGACCACAGCGAGTCCATGAGGTCCCAGTAGGGCCCCAGCATCTGCTTGTCAGTCCGAAACTGCATGTAGACCGGGTCCTCGGCCGAGCCCAGCATGGCAGACAGGCGGTCCTTCGCCTCAGCACTGAGTCGCCGCATGAAGTCACGCTCGTAGCGCTCGAAGAGTTCGTAGTCCATCTTGCCAGTAGTCAGGATGGAGGGGTCAATCACAGAGCTGAAGTAGTCGTCGAGCAGTTTCTGCTCCTCAGTCCTGGGCTGCAGGTCGTCTGCCTGAGCCCCCGTGCGGGCAGCGTTGTACTCACCCTGGTAGTACCGGGCGAGGTCCATGACCGTGTAGCGGTAGGCACGCCCGGCATAGGGGTCGTTGCCCGCATTGGCCAGCGTGACGGCGGCCGCCTCCAAAGCCTCCAGCTTGCGGTGGCTGACGTCATCCAGGACAGAGAAGGGCGAACCCCGGCTCAGCCGCCACTCCTCAACAGCTTCAGCGTACTCGGGGAACCGCCGGTCGAAGTCGTCGCGCTGGTCCTTCGCCAGGTCCATGTAGCGCGTCACGCGCTTCCCGGCGTCGGGACCCAGGGAGAGCACGTAGCCCTCGCGGGCGATGGCCTCGTCGCGCAAGTAGGAGGGCGAAGCAGGGATGGCACGCCCGAAGAAGAACTCGCCCGTGATGGCCTTCCAGCGGTCAGCCGCGCCGCCGTTCGCCTCCAGGTAAGCGTCTACAACGAATGGGGAGAGACGGCCCTGGGCAAGCTGGGCCCAGTCCTGCCACGACTGCCGCGTCGGGCGCCCGATGAAGTCGCGGCCGGTAACGAGGTCCCAGGCCGTCGAGGTCACCGGCGACGTGCGCGAGCGAACGAAGCGCAGGAGGGGGTTGTCCATCGCGTCTTCACCCCAGAGGTGAAGGAAGGCACCCGGGTCGTCGCTTGCTGTGCGGACACTGGAGCCAATGAGCTTCAGCAGCGCCCGGTAGCCCGAGCCGATACCCACCCAGTTATCACCTATTCGGACAGCCATGAAGCCGGGGTGTGTGATGTCGAAGTTGGGCCGCTGGCCGAGCGCGTAGGCAATGCCTGCGTACATGGACCCACCAACAACGGCCATCCCAGCAAGGGCCCGGCGGGACTCGTTGCCACGGACGCCGCCGTGGAGGGCGTCGAAGACCATTGCGAACAGCGAGCGGGTGTAGCGGGGGGCAAAGAAGAAAAACGCGCCCTCGATTTCCTGCTGCGTTCGAGCAATACCGAGCCTCCTAAGAGAGCTAGTGCCGGTGCCGTTGCGGATGACGCCACCCAGGTCCTCCAGGGCGGTCAGGTTACCGGCGGCAACCCGGGCAAGAGCCATCTGCTCACAGGACTGCCACCACTCGATGCGGGCCACGTCCAGGAAGGTGTCAAAGGCCCCAGCAAACCGCTGGAAGAGCTGCTTCGAGACCACGGGCCCCACAACAGGGACCTTGCCCAGGCCCCGGTGCAGCAGCCCGCCGGTTCTGGCGGCCGCAAAGAACTCAGGCTCCCCGAGGGAGGCAACATACCGGGAGTAGCGCTCCATGGTAGCCGGAGCCTGGTGCCACTTCATCACCAGGTAGCGCTGATAGACGTCAGGCCGGGCCAGAGCAGCAAAGGAGTTGGTGATTGCCTGAGCCCACTTTGCCGGGTTGCGGCCCAGGAGCACCAGCCCCTGGAGGAAGCCGAAGTTGAGGTCAGTGGTTGTGCCCAGGGTACGGGAAACGCTAGCGATGTCCTGCATAGCCTTGGCCCACTTCGAGCCAGCATCGCCCAGCGTGGCCTCCAGGGTGACCATGACGTCCTCTGGGAAGACACGCCCGCGCATGCCCGGGAAGATAGACGGGTCGAGCTGGCCGACAGCGATGAAGTCTTCCTCCGGGCGCCCGAACAGGGCACCGCGCAGACGACCACCGGGCCGCCTGGTCTGGTTCATCAGCATCTCCATCTCGTCCTTGCGCTTCTTGATGGCAGCCCCAGCGCTTATCCGGGCGTCCCGAACGGCCCCGTCCTGCAGGCGCCGGGTGAAGGACTGCAGCTCAGCATACTCAGGCAGGTCAGCCACCTTGACATAACCCTTTGTCTCCATCGACACCTTCTTAGCAAGGTCATATACGTAGCGCTGCCGGTAGCGGATGCCGAGGGCGTTGGCCTGCTTCATGGAAGGCACGACATGCGAGACGGCTATCTCGTAGACCATGTTCTCCTTGTCGAACCGGATGCCCAGGGAGTTGCCCTTCCGGCTCAGCAGGTCTGCATTCTCAGCCACAAAGGCGTCGATGTCACGGCCAGTCAGGCGGGTAACCTTGACCTCTGGCGAGACCTGCACAGCGAAGCCCGTCCTCGGTTCCAGCTCGTTGACGCGGACGGTGATGCCCCGGTCCTCTGCTGGCTTGGCCATAACTCTCTTCAGGGTCCTGAGCCCAAAGCCCTTCTTCGCAGGCTCGGCCAGGTCCGCTTTGCCCTTCGGCGGGGCTGGCATCTTGGCGGGGGCTCGGGGCAGGCGGCCAGTTGCCGTAATCTGGCGCCGCAGAGCTGTCCGCATGGCCTTCAGCTCCTCCAGCTCGGCGTTGAACCTCTCCACCACGCCGGGGAAAGTCTGCTCTATCTTAGCCGACTTAAACGGCCCCAGGCGTGTGCGAGACTGGGGGTTCTTCAGGATGTTGCTAGCAGCCCGGTCGAGGCGGCGAGACCACCCGACGAGCTGCCTGCCAGCAACCGAGGCCAGGTCAATGTCAGCCGGGATGAGGTCCGTGAGCTTCCGGCCCATCGGCAGCAGCGAGCTGATGAAGCGCTGGTCGACAGTGGAAGACATGAGACCCTGCCAAGTGGCTGAGTAGGTAGCCATGATGTCCATTTCATACTGCACCTGGTTACCGATGCCCTCGGCGACGAACTGGTAGATGCGCCCCCGCTGCCAGGTCTTCTTCCCGCCAATGGCACGCCCACGGGTCCCCATATCTCGGCGAAGGTTCTCCAGACCCTTACGCCCTGTGACCAGCCGGGGGACATGGTGAGCCTCAGCCTCGAAGCCTATCTCGTCGAGCTTCCCGCCTGCTGCAAGATAGGTATCCTTGAAGTCGTCGGTGAGCTTCCAGAGGTGCCTGACAGCAACCTCCTGCTCGTTAGTGAGGTTGTACCATTCTGGGTTCTCGAAGATGTCATGCCAGAAGGTGCCAGCACGGCGGCCCTGCTCGGTCTTCGCTGTGACGTTCGTAACCCGGCCGCTGGTGTCCACAGCAAACTTGGCCCTGCCCAGGAGCAGCTCGGCCTGGGCCCGGGCAATACCCACGCTCACCTGCCCCGACTCCAGGGCTGCATTCCACTGGTAGGCTTTGAGCATGGCTTCGGAGAACTCGCGGGCCGACGGGTTGATGACGTGAATGAGCTGGCCCAAGCCCGGCATCCTCTCAGCCGCTATCCCCACCTTCAGCCAGAGGTCCTTGGTGGGCTCGTACTCGTACAGCTCCGGCAGCCGGGGGACAACGCGGCCCTCGGCAAAGAGGCCACGCTGGCGAGCCATGACGGAGAAGGCTTCGGTATAGGACATGGGCGTACCGGCAGCCTTCGCCTCGGCCTGGAGGACCCTGGCGGCCGCATGCCAGTCATCCATTGTCCGCATCACCTGGCCCATCCCCTTGAAGTTCTTGTAGACCATATGGGGTAGTTTCACGGTAGTAATGGCTTGACGGCCAAGGGTGCCAGGCTTTCCACCAAACAGCGCCAGCTCGGGGACGAGCTTGGCCAGAAACTGCGTGGTGCCGGGCTGGTCATGGAGGTACTGCCGAGCCTCGTCCTCCTCCATGGTAAAGGCACTAGCAAATGTCTCCCAGCTAGGGCGATTGAAGGTCCACTCACCTGGCTCGAAGCCCACGCCCCGGCCGAGCGCAATGATGCGGCCACCCAGCGGCTGGAACCCCCGCTCATCCAGCACGTTCAGCCCCTTGCCAATGTAGGTCAGGGGGTCCCACTTGCCGGGGACGCCGGGGACGCCCATGCCGACACCACGAGGAGCTACCTCGGGCACCTCAGCTTCGGTGGGAAGACCAACGACAATGGGAATGCCCATTGGGCTCATGCGTACATGCAGGGCCTCAAAGCCTGGATACGCGGGTGCGGCAGGCTCAACTGGCCCGACCGGCTCAGGAGCCTCAGCACCAGCAGCCTCAGGCGGCTCCGGGGGCGCATAGGGGGTCGGCGCAGGCGAGGGCTCAGGAAGCACAGCAGCCTCCGGGGTGGGCGTAGGCACGGCCAGAGCTGCCTTCCGGCGCTGGCGGAGGGTCTCGTCTATGGTTGCCACCCGGACAGCTCCTCAAAGAACTTCATGGTAGCCGACAGGAAGACGTCACCCGACGGCGGCGATGTCGTAGCAGCCTTGGTCGGGGGCACCGAGCCCCGCGTCTGACCGGCCTGCGGGGGCGTGTATGCCGGAGTCAGGCCCATCTGAGTGGCCGCCTTCACGCGGCGGGCCTTCTGGCTGGCCATGTTGGCCAGAATGCTAGGTCCTGCGTTAGCCACGGAGCCTCCTCGGGGCGCTCACTGCGCCGCCCACTCTCTCACGCGCCGCCGCGCCTCCACCACGAGTGGGTGTGGCAGCCAGCAACTGCAGACGCTCTTCTGGGTACTTGGATGCCAGCCACTGCCCCGGGTCGATGCGAGGCCGCGCAATGAACTCGCGGGGGACGCCGGGGCCCCATTCGGCTGCCCACTCGGCAGCCTGCCCACCGGCCGTCCGTATGAACTCCTGCTCGGTTGGCTTTCCACCGCGAGGCAGGCCGGGCCCGCCTGGGGTTATCTGGGTCACAAATTGCTCGCGTGCGAGGTCTGGCGGGCCAACGCCCCTTGCCCTACCCCGGGCTGCATAGGCTTCGCGCTCACCCGCACCCGCGCCCGGCTGCAGCAGGCGCTCGACCTCCTGCAGGTAGAAGGGGCTGACGCCGAACTTCGTGTACTTCATCATGTCCGCCAGGTATTCCTCGTATAGCTGGGACTCCATCGTCCCCAGCGCAATGGCTGCCTGAGAAGCACCCTTGAAGCCAGTCTTATAGGCTGCAAAGGCGTTGCGCCACTGGTCCGAGAACTCCTGGGCTGTGGGCAGCTCGTCGATGGCAGGCATCGGGGGACGGAGGAGGGCATTGACCACCTCCAGGGTACGAGTGCCCGGCACTCCTGCCTGTTCGCCAAAGTAGGCGCCCACGTAGCCCGTGAACTGTGACTCCAGCTCACTCAGAGCTGCCCGGGCCTCGTCGATTTCACCCTCGCGCACCCAACCAGAGGCAAGTAGCGCCTGGCCTATTGTGGACTCTGCAAACGACTCACCAGGAGCACCCCACAGGCCCCGTGCCCCAGCCGGAATCTCAGGCGCCATTTCCAGCCGAGACAGGGCCTCGCGAGCGAGGAAGATGTCCTCGGCCATCCGCGAGAGGTCGCTGACGGTAACAGGCAGCTCCAGACCCAGCTCACCGAGCAGGTCACGCAGGATGTCACGGCTGTTGACATCTGACCCCTGGCTCTGCTCAAAGGCCCAGATGGCCGCCTGGATGTCAGTGACGTCAGCTTCTCCGTTGGCCACGGGTTCTCTCCCTGTAGCGCCGGATGAGGTCCACCAGGCCCTTGTTCTCCGGCGTCTTCACCTTCACTCGTTCCTTTGCCTCAGGAGCCACAGGCGGGCTGAGCTTGAACAGCCTGCGAGTAATCTCCTCCACCTTCTCACGGTCAGGCACTATGGCATCCTCCGTTCACCACCCGCGCCAGCCGGGAAGGGTCCACCTTCGGCAGCCTGGCCCTGGCCGGGGCGCCCCGTAATGGCCCCCGTAGCCGACGGAACGCCGGTCTCGGGGCCCTGGCCCGGGATAACCGCCTCACCGCCACTCGCAGCCTGGAGCTGGCGCATCTTGAGGTCCTCGACGAACTTGGCCCGGAACTGCTGCTCACGAATGCGCTCAGCCAGCTCCGTCTCACCGAAGCGCTCCAGAGTGTCCGCAATGCGCTCCAGGACGATGACCGGGTCCATCTGGGCGATGTCCTCAAAGATGCGGTCAATCTCGCCCTCGGGGTCCTCGACCTGCAGCACGTTCTCAAGCACCGTAAACAGAGACATGACTGGGCGCCTCGGGTCGAGCAGGATACGGGCAGTCTGGGCCCGGATGTTGTAGTCATCAGGAAGAGCAGGCTTGAAGACCGGAACCGGCTTGTACTTCCGGTCCAGCTCTGCCTTCGGGTCAAACGTGAGGTGGAAGTAGGACCGCGTCGAGCGGCCGAACAGCTCCATCTCCTTGACCTCAGCCACTCGCATCTGAGCAAGGATATGAGAGGACATCTGGGTGCCAAAGTCCCTCATGCCCTGAGTGAAAGGCTGCAGAGCATTCAGGGCCGCGTTGGCTATCTGCTGGAACAGAATGCCGGTGCCCTGGAAAGGCACGACGGCCTGCAAGATGTTTGACAGGATACCCTTCTGCTTCTCCTCCTGGAGAATGTCCAGGAGGCGATAGGCGTCAGGGCTGACGGGCGCCGGGTCGAAGCGCTGGACGTCCTCCTCCAGGCGGAGGGGAATGACCTTGTTCAAGCCAGGCTCCCAGTTAGGCGCATTGCCAGTCTGCGTCTTGATTGCCCAGGTTGGATAGGTGCCCATGCTGAAGTGCTGGAAGATGGTAGCAATCAGCTCGTTGTACTGGGGCACCTGCTCCTCGACGTGGGCCAGAATGGACCGGCCCATCTCAGCCACCCAGCCAGCAGGCGAGTGCCACGAGGGTGCCTGCAGGGAGAGCCGGTCAGCCCTTTGGGCCATCCGCTCGCCGATGACACTGCCCGGGTGCGGCTTCACCTTGAGGGGGATGCCGTTGACAGGTATGCAGACAACAGGCAGCTCCTCAGGCGTGTACCCATGCCGGTAGGGTGGGATGAGCCAGCGGTCAGCAGCCGCACCGGGCTGCTGAGACCTACTGAAGGCCAGGCTGACGCCAGCAGAACCTGCAGTGGAACGAGTGCCGGGACCGATGCGTGCCATCACGCCCGTGACCCCCGCGCGCTCACCCCTCGTATTCGACCAATACTCGACCTTAATACAGTCGGCATTGGGGTCTGTCGTGTCGGCCAGGTCCTCTACTGCCTCCGGGTACTGGTTCCGCAGCTCCGAAAAGGTGGTGTGCTTTTCTACAAGGATGTAGCCCAACCCAATGCCGTCAAAGTTGGGATAACAGAACCGGAAGTCCCACATCTCTGCCATCAGGGGAGTCGGGCGACCCGCCTCGCGGGCGAACTCGGTGACGTGGAACTTCCCGACTACCCAGCCACGCAGGAGAGCCATGTAGGCTACCTGTGTCCACAGCCGCATCTCGCCTCGCAGGATGAACAGCTCATCCATGTCATCAACGAGACCAGCTAGGGCCTGCTCAATACGCCCGATGCGCTGACGAACTTCCTTCGGAGCGCCTGTCGGCGTGTCAATCTGCCAGTACGAGTCGTTCCGGGTCGAGATGGACACAGCAGCGTCGATGGCAGTCTGGGGGTCATTCGAGATATAGCGCCGGTAGCCATGCGGTTTAGCCTGCTGCACGAGGTCCAGCAGCAGGTACATATTCATCCAGAAGTCCATGCGGTCATGTGCAGGCTTCCAGAACGCCTTGCCCCAGGAGAGCCGCTGGTCAATGAGCTTGGCCAGCTCCTCGGCCTCGGCCTCCGTTAGGGCCTTATCCTTAGGCAACCAGCTAGGTCGCGGTGGAAGGTTCATCTTACCTCAACCATGGGAGTTCGCTCCCCTGCCCCCGCAGCGGATGGCCCCGGTAGCCATGGGGCCCAAAGACCACCTCCTCGGGCTCGGGCTCCGGCCGCCGAGGACGCTGGGCATAAGGAGCAATCGTGAGAGCACCGGCGGCGGCCATGACCATGTCGTCGTGGTGACGCCCCTCCGCTCTCCACATACCCTCTCCTCGCTGCTTAATCTTCACCCAGGTAAACGAGCCCATCTCCAGGCAAAAGGCCCGGTCTCGGGTGACCAGGCTGTGGTCAAAGACAGCCTCTCGCAGGGTGCGAAGCATCCTGTCCCGGGTCACTGGGTTAGTATACCACCCGCAGGCAGGTTTCGCATCCCGGGCGGGGTCGAAGTGGTAATACAGGTTCGGATAGTTCAGCTCCCGAGCCTTCTGCAGGGCCGAGGCCCCGTATCCGTTTCGCTCGATGCCCAGGAGGGCCTCGTTGTACCAGGCGCAGACAGCACAGGCCATTGCGCCAGCCTTCTCGGACTCAACCCGCAGACGAAGCGTTGCGCAGTGGTGCCTCGTCTCCGCGTCAACGACGAAGAGGCAGGTGTAGTCAGCATCCGCAGACGAGTGCTCGAATCCGGCGGCGCAGTCCATGAAGGCCGTGTAGACCCGCCCGGGTTTCGGGGGCTCCCAGACTTGCAGATTGGGCCCCTGGAAGTCAATCTTCGCGGGCCCAAAGGGTAGCTGGTCCTTCAGCAGGATGGCAGCCTGGCAACCGTCGATGTAGTGCTCGATGTGGTTGACCTCACTGCCGGTCTCGACGAAGAAGCCGCCACCGGCGGTAAGGAAGCACTTCATCAGGTCCTCGGGATATTCCTGGGAGAAGAACTGGCCGGTCGCAACTAGCGACTTGCTCATGAGGCGGCGCCACAGGAACTGGGCAGGAACGAGGTCAAACAGCCGCTGCAGGCGCGTCTCGTCACCCGAGGGCAGGAAGGCAGCAAGGTCGTGGTCGACGTCCAAGCCCTTCATCCCCCGGTAGGACTCGATGGTGTACGTGGGCTCCAGCCACCAGGGGTAGAAATGAGTAGTCCACAGCGAGTCCTGGACGAGCGGCTTGGCGTCCATCACGTAGTCGTAGAAGAGGCCCTCGGCGCCGTTCGGGGTCGACTCGATGTCAAACCAGCCGAAGGGCGGGGGCGGGCATGCCGGGATGATGCCGCCGAGGATTCGCCCGGGGTCCTGGGCCCAGTGAGCCACCTCCGAGGCGTGGACGATGTGCGCAGTCTGGACGCCACGGAGGCCGACTTCCGCCTCAGCCGAGGTGAAGACGAACCGATTCTCCCGCTCGGGCAGGCCCAGTTCGTCCTTGTTGTCAGGCTCTATCTTGCCGATAGGATAGCCTTTGGCCTGCATGTCTCGCAGGTGGTGCTTGATGCGAACCCGGAAGAGCTGTGTCATCTGGTTCGTTTGCGTGATGATGACACAGTTCAGGCCGTACTGGGTGACCATCCGGCGGACGTTGCGGGCCATGATAAGCGAGGAGGCCCGAGTCTGCCTGCCCTTCACAGTGACGTCCCGGCCGGTATGGCTTAGGAGCATCTGTTCCTGCTGGGGGTAAGCCCGGAAGGGGACAATCTGCCCCCGTTCATTGGGGAGCGTGAAGAAGGTCTCGATGAACTCCTGCGCCTTATTCTCGTCGTACAAGAGCTGCTTGACATACTCGTCGGTTGCGGTGGTCATCAGTTAATCCGGCGGCGGATACGCCGGGCCTCCTCAGCAGGCGACTCCGGGCGCGGCCGCGATGGCATGATAAGCGGCCGTTTGGGACCGCCCCGCATCCGGCCGGTCGCAACCACAGCCCCGGCACCAAGCCTCGCGGCAGTTGCGAGAACCCCACGGGCAGCGACGCTGGCACCGATGAAGCCTGGGGCAGCCGGAGCAGCAGCCAGAGCCACGGCCTGGACCACTGCCTGGGGACCCGGGGGCCCGCCAAAGGGTCCCACCCGGGCTGCGCCGACGTCACGCTTCAGTGCAGGGGCCCGTCCCCGCAGGATAGCCCGCAGCCGATACTTCTCCTTCCTCTGCAACTCGGTCGGCCGCTCGATGCGCTCGAACCCCCGCAGGCGCTTCCTAGCCTGGGCAATCTCGTCGGGGCCGTACTTGTAGGTGCCCCGGGGCACCCGGCGGCGCATTCGGCGGACTTCCTCGCTCAGTGGTTCAGGCTTGGGCACTAGCCCGCGACCTCGATGATTTCCTTGATTTTCTCGCGGAGGGTGTCCATCTGGCCGTCCAGCGTGGACAACTGCATCTCCCCGCGAATCTGCTTCACGATGCCGGGGCCAGCGGGCCTCTTACCCCCGGCGGTGGGCATGGGCCAGAGCTGGTCGCGCAGAGCATCTCGCTTCTTCTTGAGAGCGCTGTACTCCTGCTCCATGGTATTGAGTTCACCGTCCATGGGCTTTCCTCCTCGCCTTCTTTGCTCGTATGTAGCCGCCCTCTTCGGTCAACCTACCGGCCCTCTCCATGGAGTGGGCCATGGCCACGGCCTTCTCCCCTGTGACCTCGCCTGTCCTGTGCAGGTGGCTTATCTTCTTCGAGACCCGCTTCTGGGCGGCCGGGCTTAGCTTCTTCCTAGCCATGCAACCGCCTCCAGGCGTAGACAGCGAAGCAGACCAGCATAACGCCGACCACGGTGTCCAGTCCGTTTATCAGGGTCAGCACATCGTTCCATGGCACAACGCGCCCTCCAGCGAAGGGTGGGGCTCTGCCAGAGGAGGCGACGAGGGCGAGAGCAGGCCCCACCCCATCTGGTTGCAGTATAGACGCGCTGATGGTATCCTGTCAAGGGTATAGGCGATGTCTATGGGCAAATGGTGGGCTCACTACACCGGCGCCCGGGTGGATGTCACACCCGGGAAGGGCCACGCACCCAGCCGCAAGGTGGAGTATGCGTGCTTCTGGGCCGGGTGGTGCCGCATCACGGCCACCGAGGCTACCATCTATGTCGAGGGGGGCGATTTGCGCGAGGTCCACGCCTGCCTGGTCGCCTGCCATGCCTTCTACAGCGACAAGCGCATCCTCGTGGACATCACCGTCAACGACCGGAAGACCAAGAAGTACACCTTCGTCGAGGGGGCGTGGGTGAGGGAGAGAAGCCGTGGAAGAGAGCCAGAGGTTATACGGCTCCGCAAGACGGGCATGGGTAGAGCCGGGTGGGACTATCCACCCAATACCGGACCATGAAACACACGAGACAACGCTGGGGCTAGTCCAGGACAGGGGCTGGCTGAGGTTCCACCAGTCAGAGAGCGGCTCTATCTACATCGACGCGCCAGACCGCGAGGTTGCCATCCAGTTCCTGAAGGCTGCTGGGCTCTGGCACACGGACTGCATGATTACTCTCAAGCTACCGGATAACATCCACTGGGTACGACCCGTGGGTGGGCCTGACCGTCGGTGGATTTGCCCCCAGGATTCCGACGCTCCGCAACCTCTCTAAGCTCTGAGAGGGCCCACCACTCATCGCAGCCCGCACACTCCCACCACCCGATGCCGTCGAGGTAGCGTAGCCAGCCGCCGCAGAGGGGGCACATCAGCAAGGTTCGCGTACCCATTCCACACATGCCCCGCACCAGCCGTAGCGGTCGCTTCTGGTAGGCCACCAGAGCACTGGGTGTCCACACGTCGGGCAGAATGGTCTCGTCAGTGAACCCTGGGCGTCCATTTCTCGCATACCCTGCACCAGGCGTAGAGGCTGCCCCCAGCAGGCCAGGGGAACAACGGGTGTCCGCAGGTCAAGCAGTAGAGTATCATCCTACCTTCACTAGAGTCTCAAACCCTACGTAGCGCTGGCAGGCCCGGCAGAAGACCCAGCTACCAGTGCTCGGATAAGGTCGTAGCGGCCACGCACAGTCCGGGCAGACCAATACCGCCATGCGTCCCTCCAGAGTCGGAATGAGATGCTCAGGCCGCAGCCTCTACATTCAAGATAGCGACGCCCGCCGTAGGGCATCAGCGGACCTCCACACTCAGGACAAGTCATAGACAGCCTCTATAGGACTCGGCCTGGCTGATAGACCAGCCCTATTCCGGGGCCCCAACAACTGTTTATGCCATAAGTGGTGGACCCCGGCTAGATACGAAATCAAATGTTCGGTCTATAAGACGTCATCCCCATGTACTAAGGTATTATACTACAGGGTCCCAGCCTTCATTGCCTGGGTGGCTCCTGCTGCCTTGCCCCTGGGGTTTGGGCCCCTGTTGGCCATCCACTTCGCTGTTGACCTCCTGCGGCGCCTGGTCCGTCCCTGCCGCTTCCGTTCCCAGTGACCCCGCTCGCTGTTAGTATAGCAGAAGGCCGAGCAGTAGTCGACGTGGAGGCGCGCCTTGGCCCCCTCGACGGGCTCGTAGGCAAAGCCGTCCTGCTCGAAGTGCCCATAGACGGCTCTCCTGCAGCTCGGGAAGCGGACGAACATCTCGTCCGTGCGGCCGCAGCAGCGGCACTGGCGCCTTCCCCTCACCCGGCCGTGGGGGCTCGTACGCGGGCAGAGACCCTTGTGGATGACCAGGAGGCCCCTTTGGGCTGAGCAGGGCTCACAGGGGGTCGGTAGCAGCTCCCTTTGACCTCTAACGGGCACGGGGCACCTCCTTCAGGTTTCTCTTTGCTCGACCAGCGCTTGGCGGGAACTGCTTCATCGGCAAAAGCCCATTCTCCTCTTGGAGTTCGACATTCATCAAGGCGGTCTCTATGTATGTGATGCGGACGAGCTTCGACTGCTGCGCAGGAACGAGTTCCGTCACCCTCCCCGTCTCCGCAACGCCGAGAATCCCCACAGCAAGCCCAGGAGGATTCGGCCATCGAGCCCGTGTCTCTTTCTCTTGCTCTTTGCGGGTGGCAGCCACCCGCCGCGCCGCCTTCAGTGGCATCGCTACGTACACGAAGTCAGCGCCAAACTCGTAGCACATAGCCTGCCACGTCGCCCGGCGCCCGTCCTTGACCTTCACCTCGACTGCGATGGTTTTCCCGTCTGGCCAGATGGCATACACGTCGCAGGTCCTTCCGCCGATGGGGACTTCCGTGGCCACCCGGCACCCGCGTTTTCGGAAATGCTCTATCAAAGGGGCGGTTAGCTCTTCCTCACGCATCTCTGCACCTCCAGGTGGACTCGGCGGCGCCAGGCCCAGCGCCCTGGGGCCACCCAGACTCCAGAGCAGGTACGTATAGGTGGGAGCCAGGGAGGTAGCCTCGCTCCCCATGGACCTGGTTCTTGGTAGCGCCCGAGGTAGAGGCATTGCAGCGTCTTCGGCCTCTCAGCGACGACCAGCCACAGCCGCCTGGTGTTTCCGTAGGCGGCCCTGGGCCTCTCGGGCTTCTTGTCGATGGCCAGATATGGGGTTTTCAGATACATCTCGCACCTCCTACTCTCAGTGTACCCTGTGGTCGCCCACTTGTCAAGCCTTATCCGTCTTAGTAATA